TGGAATACGCACAGGGAGCGGACGGAGATGTACGGCACTCCCCACAATGGGGTGTCGGATATTTGGGTTCGCTACCGGCCGTGGGAGGAATACACGGGCGATTGGGCGCGATTCCACGATGAGCATGCAAGCGAGTGGTATCCGGTCATCCAGAAGATTCCGTCCGCATGGTCGCTGGCCCGCAAGGTCAAAAGGTTGACCGGGGCGGAAACGCTTGGCGGCGTGCTGATTACCAAGGTTCCTCCCGGTGGCCGGGTTGCTCCGCACGTTGATGGGGGCTGGCACGCGCGCCACTACCGGAAGGTGGCCGTGCAACTGCTGGGCAATCAGCAGCAGGCGTTTTGCTTTGAGGACGGCGAGCTGCGGGCCGATCCTGGCGAGGTTTACGAGTTCATCAACTCGCGCCTGCATTGGGTGACCAATGACAGCGACAGCGACCGCATGACGATGATTGTCTGTGTCCGTTGACTTCATTGTCATTGGCCTGCCGCGCAGTGGAACGACTTGGCTTGCCAATTGGCTGACCACGGATCGCTCGCTGTGCCTGCACGACCCGTTCAACGCATTGCCCGAGCAGTGGCCGCAGGATGGCCGCAGGCGGGGAATTAGCTGCACGGGCGCATACCTGCTGCCCAAGTGGCTAGGCGCTCAGAACTGCGCCGTGGCGGTCATAGAGCGCGACCCGGAAGCGTGCGCGGCATCGCTAGCGGCGGCGGGCTTGCCGGGGCTTGACGGGCTTCCTGCGGCGCTTGCCGTGGCGGATGGCAGGCGGTGGAAGTTCGCTGACCTGTGGGACGAGGACAAGGCGCGCGAGTTGTGGGCCTTTTTGCTGCCGGACGTGCCGTTTGACGCGCTCCGGTATCGGTTGCTGCGCGATATGCGCATAGAGCCGAAGAATTGGACGGTGGACACGGACGTGGCCGCTGAAGTGTTTAGGCGTTACAGCTAAGGAGTGGCGTATGCCGTGGGGAGCAGTAGCAGGAGCGGTGATTGGCGCTTATGCGTCCAATAAGGCGTCGAAAAGTGCAGCCGGAGCGGCGTCGTCGGCAAGCAATTCGTCTATCGCAGAGCAGCAGCGCCAGTACGACCAGACCCGACAGGATCAATTGCCGTGGCTAAATGCTGGCTCAAACGCGCTTTCACAGATGCAGGCACTGAACTCTGGCGACTTCTCCAGCTTCAAACAGTCACCGGATTATCAGTTTGCCTACGACCAGGGGATGCAGTCGCTTGATCGTTCGGCGGCGGCGCGTGGCGGACTCTACAGCGGCGGCCATAGCGCGGACCTGATGAAGTTCGGGCAAGGCTTGGCCTCGCAGAATTACGGCACGCTCTACAACCGACTGCAAAGCCTAGCGAATCAGGGTCAGACCACGGGCAGCGGCCTTGGCGCTCTTGGCGCTAGCGCGGCTTCGAACATCGGCAACGCCTACACCAATGCAGGCAACGCCCGCACGAGCGCCTACATGAACCAAGGCAACAACTACGCAGGACTCGCGGCCACTGGCGCCAACGCCTTCGGCAACTGGTATCAGAACAACCGCACCAATAACCCTGGCGGCACTGGTTGGTACCTTGGCAACAATCCGGGTAAGGGCTAATGAATCCATACGAGATTTACCAAGCCGGGCTTGCCGGAGCAGAGCAGGGCAAGCAGCGCGGCATCGCCTCACTGATCGGCAAGGCGTACAGCGCGCCCATTGACCAGCGGCAGAACGCGCTTGCGCGGCTCGCTCAGGTTGATGGCCCGGCCGCGTATGATGCTCAGAAGCACATTGGCGAGATGGACGACGACGGCCGCCAACGCCTGGGCCAGTACGCCGCTGCATTCGACGCGCTGCCCGACGACATGAAGCCGCAGGCGTATCCGCAGCTCGCCCAGCAGGCGCAGCAGTTGGGCATCCCGGCTCCGCCCGAGTGGAATCCGGCCTATGCGCCGCATATCCAGAAGTTGGCGCAGACGCTGGGTGGCGGTGGGCTGGGCGGCAATGTGCAATCCACCTACATCAATGCACAAGGTCAGCGCGTGGCAATCATGCGCGACGGCTCGCAGAAAACCTTGGGCGATGCTAACCCCTCGATTCAGGTCTTGGAGCAGGAAGGGCAGCTTCCGATTGGCGTGGTCAAGAGCGGCGGCGTTGCGGGGTCCACGGTGCCCATCGGCGGCGCCGCGCGGGCGCCTGCTGCGCCGCAGAGCTTCACGGCTGGCAACGGCCCGACTGGAGCCATGATTAGCATCGACGGAATGGACCCGAGGGCGCAGCAGCAGTTGGCCCAGCAGGTTGCCGCGATGCGTGCGGCTGGCGTTCCGGACGAGATCATTGATGCGCACATGAACCGCATCAACGGGCAGTCGCAGCACTTTGAAGCGACGCCCGCGCCTTCCGTTGTGCGCACGCCCACGTCGGCGGAAAAGGCTGGCGCAGCCGAGGCGGCAAAGCAGTCCGTTGAATTGGGCAATCTGCCGCTCCGTGGGCAGATTGACGCGAGGAATGCGGCCCTGAAAGCCCAAGCAGAAGCGGCGGCCAAGGCGCAGGCGGAGCGCGATTCGATTGTAGCCACCAAGCAGGTTGACGCGAACAAGACGCTGACCCTGCTTGATGAGGCGGAGAAGCTGATTCCAGGCTCCACGGGCAGCGGCGCGGGCAACGTTGTGGACGCCGTAGCAGGCATGGCGGGCTACTCCACAGAGGGCGCGAAGAACATCGCCGCGCTCCAGACGATTGCGGGACAACTTACGTCCAGCATGCCGCGCATGCAGGGTCCGCAGTCCGACAAGGACGTGCAGCTCTATCGCCAGATGGCCGGTGACCTTGCCAACCCGAATCTGCCGCGCGAAACCCGTCTTGCGGCGCTCAGAACCATTCGCAGGCTTAATCGGCAGTACGCGGGCGGTGGGGCTGATGCTCCGCCCTCCAATAAAATTGGCAATGGCGGCTGGTCCATTCAGAGGGTTCCGTAATGGCGAAGTACCGGATCACGGCCCCGGACGGCAACACCTACGAAATCAACGCACCCGAGGGCGCGACCGAAGATCAGGTTCTCGCCTACGCTCAGCAGAACTACCAGCAGCCCAAGCAGGAAGCACGGCCGCAGGCCCCGATTGATACCACGAGCGATATGTCGCTACTGGATCGCATCGGCGCGGGCGTTGGTAAGTCATTCGTTGACACGGGGACGGGACTGAAGCAGGCCGTTACCGAGCGAATCCGTGGCATGGCTGGCGGCGACTTCGTGGGTGCAATGCCGGAGGGAATGCACTACCGGAATGCGGTCACCGATTGGGCCGACCGCTCACTTGCTGAGCAGAAGGCCGAGATTGCCAACCGTCGCGAGACGGACGCTCCGCTGATGGCAACTGGTGGCGGCCTGGCTGGCAACATCGGCGGCCAGATCGCACAGATGGCGGTCCCGGTCGGCACGCTGAGGGGCGCTCCGTACATCAATGCGGCGCTGCGTGGCGCGGCGTTCTCCGGTGCGCAGCCGGTGGCCGAGGGCGAGTCTAGGGGCGCGCATGCGGCCGAGGGTGCTGCGTGGGGCCTTGCAGGGCAGGGCATTGCCTCTGGCCTTGGCAAGATTGCCGCGAAAGCTGGCGACAAGCTGGCTCCGGCCGTAAGGGAGTCCATCGAACTGGCCCGCCGTGCTGGCATCCCGCTGAACCTTGCGCAAGTGACAGAATCCATGCCGCTCAAAGCTGCCGTGGCGGCGTCTAAGTGGCTGCCGTTCTCGGGTGCGGGCAAGGCCGCCAAGAGTCAGCAGGAGGCGTTCAACGCCGCGCTGGGGCGTTCTATGGGGCTTGATGGCGCCACGTCGCTGACCGATGACGTGATGCGGGGCGCGCGCAAGAAGATTGGCGGTGTGTTTGAGGACATTTACAACCGTAACGATGTTGCGCTGACACCGGATGCGCTGCGCAAGCTGACTGCCGTCGAGTCCGAGGCCGTCAAGAATCTGACCAAGGAGGAGGCGCGAGTCCTTCGGAATCAGTTTGACCGCATCCTAGACAACGCTGACAACGGCGTACTGACTGGCAAGAAGTATCAGGCCGTGCGCACGCTAATCCAGAAGGCCGAAGGGCCGGATAAGGTCGGATCGGCCGTCAAGGAACTTCGCAAGACGCTGGATGACGTGGCTGCTCAGGCAGTTGGCCCCGATGACGCCGCTGCACTAGCTAAGAGTCGCGGCCAGTGGGCGAACCTGCGGGTTGTTGAGGACGCGCTGAAGCAGGTTGGCGAAGCAGGGAAGGGTGGTGCTGCTGGCAACGTCCGTCCTGGCGCTCTGTGGCCGCTGGTCCGCAAGGGCAGCACCAAGGAGATGCGCGAACTGGCGAAGATCGGTCAGAACGTCCTCAAGGACGGGCTGGGCGACTCTGGCACGGCGCAGCGGCAGTTCTATACCAGTCTGCTGGCCGGTGGTGGCGCTGCGTCGATGGGGGCGCTTCCTTTGCTGGCGAAGGGCATCGCGGGTGGCGCGGTCGCTGGGCGCGCGCTCAACTCAAACATCGCGTCGAAGCTGTTGGCGCAGGGCAAACCTGCCGCTGGCCTCGCACGATTGGCGCAGGGCGCACCGCAAGCACTGCCCGTCATCGGCCCACGTATGGGCCTGCCCGCGTTGCTGGGGCTGGACATTGCGGGTGGTCGGGTGGCAACGCCGGAGGAAATCGCGGCGGATGAGGAAATCGTGCGCCGGTTTAAGGCGGGTCAGCGCTGATTACGGCGCTGCACCTCGTCCTGAAGTAGCTGGTGGGTCTGTTCCACCTTGTCCTTAATCTTGCTAACGAGCGTGTGAATGATGTTCACACCAACAACGATTGCGGCTAGCAGGACAAGAAACATTCCAACGGTCATGCACTTCCTCCAACGCGCTTAAACAGTACGCGGCGCAGCCTGACGTTACGGACTCGCCGTTGCAACCAGTTGTTAGCCAGCTTCCCCGGCCTGAGTAGCAGCCACCAGATCGCCGGTCCAACTATCGGCGTCAGAAACGCGGCAATAGCAGTCGAAGTCTGCATAACCCCACACCCAGCCCCGCCCAGTGCGGGGCTTTTTCGTTCTAGGAGCCTAGCACATTGGCCGCATATCGCATTTACAGCAGGCTTAACACCTTCTTCGGCCTCTCGGGCCAGCTCCTGGCGGGCGGCTACCTCAAGTTTTATGCCGAGGAAAGCACCACCCCTAAGAACGTCTACGGCGACGAGGCCCTGACGGTCAACAACGGCAGCCAGATTGACCTAGACGCCTCGGGCCGCCCTGAAGATGACATTTGGGGCAGCGGCGATTATTTCGTTGAACTGTACGACTCCGCAGGCGTGAAACAGGGCGACGCGGACAACGTTGCCATCTACGGTGGCAGCGCGGCCACAATCCCCATGCTCAGCTCCGGCCAGTTCCTGTCAGGTAACGGCACCGTCTTTCAGGCCGTTACGATCATCCAAGTTCCCGACCCGACCGGGCAGAGCGGCAAAATCCTTGGCAACAACGGCACCGGCCCCCTCTGGCAAGACCCGCCCGCCACGCCGACCGCGCCCTATACCGTCACCAGCAGCAGCCTCCTGATCGGCACGCTGCTTGACCAGTGGGGCACGGGCACGGCTCCGGCTGCGGCCTCGGCCAAGTCCAGCTCCGTCAACATCACCTTCGGGACGGCCTTCACGTCCACCCCGTACCACGCCAGCGTGACCATCACCAACGCGGGCGGCTCCACACCCTCGGGAGCTATCTGCACCGTGGCAGTCACCAACCTGACCACCACGGGCATGACGGTCACGGTCTGCATTCCGGATGACGACACGAACAGCAACTGGAAACTGGCGAACAGCACGCCGTTCTCGTACCGCGTGGTGGGGCCGAAGGTCTAATGACGCTGCCCGCACTCCCCAAGCAGAACCAGCCGATGGTTGGTCCTGGCGGCTTGGCGGCCGTCCCTTGGTATGACTGGATGGCCCGCGTCAGTGCGTCGCTGGCGGCCGATAACACGGCCCTTGCGGCGTCCATTGCCGAAATCCTGGCGGCCGTTGAGGACTTCAACCACGGCCAAGTCACGGGGCTGAACTCCGTGCAGACCTCCGGCACGCTGGAGGAAGGCCAAGTATTCGTGCAGCTTCAGGGCGACGAGGAGAACCCCGGCACCTCGCGGGTGTACGGCACGGACTCGTCCGGGGCCAAGGGCTGGCGGCACCTCATCTCGCCCACCTTCGTCATCGTCAACACGAAAGCCGACTTTCCGGCAGCGGTGGCGGGCGTGGTCACACTGGAGGATGACGCCTGCTATCTGCTCACCGACATTATCGATATGGCGGGGGACCGGATCGTCTGCGGCGCGAACAACACGTTGGAGGGGGCTTCGGCCAATACCTGCGGCCTGCTGTTCTCCGGCGGCGGTTCGTCCACTTGGATCACTGGCACGTCTTCGCTGTCCCTGCGCTATCTGCAACTGACGGCCAACACGGGCACGCTGTTTAGCCTGGATAGCGACGTTACCCACGTCCTGCTATGGGAGGGAATCCGCATTCTGGACACGCCAACCATCGGCACGGTTCGGGACTACCAGAACGCCGTCTGGAAAGATCAGATTATCTCCAACTCGGCGAACCTGACGCTGGACGGTACGTTTGCCTCATTCGTCGCGGAAACGGCGCTATTCGACGGCCGCAGCGGGCAGACCACCATCACGGTTCCGTCTACGGCGACGTTCCTGCGTCGCTTTCGGATGCTTTACACCGCGTTTCAGGTCGATGCTGGCGAAACGGGCATCAACTTTAGCTCCTCGGCGACGGTCCCGAACGAGTCATACATTCTCGACAACGTGAGCTTCGCGGGTGCGGGAACGTATCTGACTGGGATTACCTACACCAGCAATAAGGCGCTGTTCTTCAACTGCACGGGCATCACCAATACCAACGCGGTCACGCAGTACACCATGACCGGCAACGCCACGGCGACGGTTATTGGCAGCGCGGGGACCTTCGTCAAGGTGGCAGGCACCACGACGGAAGTCGCCTCCGTCACGCAGAAGTTCAGCAACGCGACAACCAACCGCTCGGTTTATACGGGCGCATTCCCCGGCTCGTTCCTGGTCACGGTGTTTGCCTCCATGACCTCGGGCAATAACCAAAACCTGCGGATGCGGGTTGCCGTGAATGGCACGACGATTGCGGCCAGTAATGCACTGTTCCAGACCTCGGGCAGCGGCGCGGCATCCAACATCGGAACGCAGGTAATGGTGTCGCTATCGACTAACGATTACGTCGAAGTGTTCGTTACCAACGACACAGCGGCCAACAACATTGCGGTGTCTGACCTCAACGTCACCATCACCCGGTTCTAAGGACACACATGCCCACCACCCGCCCCATTACGTCCTGCCTCGTCCGCGCCCTCGCCTCTGCGGTTACGGAGGGGGGAGGGGGTGCCCAGCCTCCGCTTGCGTTGCGCAATCTCGTGCTGGCGGGTGGCGTGACCGCCGTTAACCCGATGGTGCCGATTGGCGACAGCCACACGGACAACGGCACGTCGGCGCACTTCCTGTGGGACCGCCTCAAGACGGTACGCAACCAGCCGGGCGAGGGCTTGGAAGGCGTGCCGTCCGGTGGCATCGTGCCGATGGGCAACAACGGGCAGACGCTCGCCAACTACTTGACCGGCGCGGGCACGAACACCTTCGCCGCTGCAATGGCGCTAAATCCGTCCGTGGTGGTGTCCTGCTGGCTAATCAACGATGTGCGCCTGGGTGGGCTGGGCCTGACGGTGGACGCCATCCGTACCGCAGGCGTGGCCCTATTGAACCAGCACGTCGCCAACATCAAGGCGGCGCGGCCTTCGGCGCTGATCGTGCTACGCATCCCGTCGCCGTTCCTCACGGTCAACGTGTCGAGCCTGAACTACGTCACGGACGGCTCTACCATCAACCCGGCAGGACTGGCGCAGATTTACACAACCGGCATCCGGGCGGCCTACTACGCGGTAAAGAGCACGTATCCGGACGTAATGATCTACGACCCGCAATCGCGCCTTTTCGGCACGGACTCGCCAACCGCTGTGGGTACGAATTACGCCGATCAGATTCACCAGAACCAAGTTGGCTACGAGGCCGAGGCCGACAACTTCGCCGATTGGATCAATGCCCCGGTGGCCTACTCGCAGGCGTCCACCGATGCGGCGCTGGTGGCACAGCCCTATACGCCGTGGCTGTCCTACTCGCGCGCCGTCGAGGATGGCTCCCGCTTCGTGCGCGTGGGTTACGCCCCGGCGATCACGGTCACCAGTGGCAACACCTTCCTGGACTTCGGCCCGACCGTCCCCAACGCCGACCCGACCCTGATGGATCGCTACGACGTGGTGCAAACCGTGGGCGCGTCAAAGTCGTTCGTGGTGCCGCCGGCCAGTACGCTTGGCACCTCGGCAACCAACACCCGCATTTCGCTGGGCGGTGGCGCCACCGTCCCCACGTCTGCCGTGGCGCAAACCAAGGTGCGCGTGTACCGGCAGACGGTTAGCGGCGATGCGCTGGTGAATGCCAAGCTGACGGGGGGCAGCTATACCCGCACGGGCCGCATTTCGGCGGGTGGCACGACCTTCATGGACGTGACGGCCTACAGCCTCACCAGCACGAAGCCGACGCAGGCGGCGAACCTTTGGGTGCCGGAAATGCTGGCGGGCGATAAGGTGTATGTCGAAGGCTTCGGCGCGACACCGCTCACCCTGGCGGCCAACTTCTCGCAGAGCGGCGGTAACCTGCGCATCACTGGTCTGTCGGGCACGGACTGGAGCCTGTACGCGGGCCGGATCGTCGTCGTGTATCGCGCCTAATCCCCACCAGCGCACCCCCGGTGTTCGCCGTGGTGGTTAGTCAACCAGAACCCAAGTGTCTGCCGCGATTAGGTGGCTTCCGCGCGGAATCTGAGGCGGTGCCGCGTACATGGCTTGTGCTATGTCCAACCGGCCTGCGGCTTGGGCTTGTCGGCGCGCGTCGTCAACGTCTGTCGCGATGATCCAGCCCGTAGGTTTGTTGTCCACAAATGACACGATGCAAAGCATGGGCAGACCTCCTAAAACCGTGAGTTTAGCCCCGGTGTTCGCCGGGGTGGTGCGTTAGCGCGGTGTGGCTGGGCGGAACGGGATAAATGGACAGTCCGGGTCGGGGAGTTTGTAGACCCGCCCCGTGGCCCGATTGAATGCGAAAGACTCCCCGGAGATAAGCTGCAACGTTGTCCAGTCCGGGAACACTTGGGCCATCCAAGCAACGTCTTTGCGGGGCTCCAAATCCTTCCCGCAATTCTGGCTTGTCATCGCTTTTCATCCTGTGCAGTTTTTGTGCAGTGGTTGGGGCATTACAAACCGGCTAGCGCGGAAATGTCCTTCACGGCCAGAGCCCGGCAGATTCGCAGGAACGGTACGTCGCCCCAGCAGTTCATCCCCACGTTGACCGCGTAACACACCAGCCTCGTGTTCGCCGGGGTGTAGCCTTCGTCCGAACTGATCCGGTCGATGCTGGGGGCGAATGGGCGGCGCTTGCCGTGAACCTCAAAGCTGAAAGGCAGGCCGGACACCTCGCATCGGCCCTGCGATCGCACAGCCATGTGCACCACGTCGGCAAGGTCTAGGCTGTTCGCCTTGCGCCCCTTGCGGACCTGCACCAACAAGCGGGAAACCCACGGGCTACGGCTCTCTGCGGCCTCCCGCACCTGCTCAGCCCACCAGGAGTCGTGCTGGGCGACAAGGGTCTGCGATTCCCACTGGCGGTAGTACGCTATGGCGGCCGGGAGGGTGGTGCATTTCGTGCTGACGCGAACCTGTCGCCCGTTGATGACGCGGGATATATGCCACGTCTGACCCCGCTTTACTAACCCCCTCGGCACATCCATTCGTCACCTCAAACGCAACTAACACGCACGGGCGCTGAAACCCGCATTCTGCCGCTGTCAAAACGGCCCCTGTGATTCCGTAAGTACCTGTATTTCCTGATATCCCCTAACCTTGACATGGTAGGGGTCACAGGTTCGAACCCTGTACCGCCCACCAATCCTATCAAGCACTTAGCTAGGGTTGGCGACCTTTCATCGGGTCACACTAAAACGCAACTAGCACGCAGCCCGTCCATGTACCCGTCGATGGCCTGCACGGCATGGCCGAGGTAGTCGGGCCGGTACTTCGCGTAAACCTCCGTCTTGCCGCCATAGGCGCGGTGGCCGAGGAACCCCTGAATCTCTGCTTCCGGCACGCCTGCTGCGCGTAGCTCGGTCGCCATCGTGTGCCGGATCGTCTTGGGCACCACGTCCTCGCCAAGCCATGCCCGCTTGCGCATCTTTCGCCATGCCGTCTTGAAGCTGGCGATCTTCTTCCCCCTCCATTGCACCAGCGGCCCATCCGGGGCGTGTTCCAGCCACGGCAACAGGAACCCACACACCGGCACGGTCGGGCGGTATTTCTTCGTCTGCTTGCGGCCTGGCGGATTCTGCACCAGCAGACGGCGGCCAAAGTCCACTTGGCTGCGTGTTAGGTCTAGGGCGGCCTCCGTGCGTGCCAGCGTGCCGTACATGAGCGCCAGCATCATCCGTTCGTGCGGCTGCTCGGCCGCCATCCATAGGGCCACGGACTCGTCTACCGTCAGCACGCGGTCACGGGGCGGGGCATCCTCGCCGGGGATGATGAAGGGCACCGAGTCAATCTCGCCCTCCTCGTAGGCGTTATTCAGGGCCGCCTTGCCCACACCGAGGATGCGCTTGATGTAACCGTCAGACAGCGGCGGCTTGCGCTGGCCCCGTAGCCACGCCATGAAGTCGCGTTGGCTCTGCTTGTCGATCTCCGACACCATCCGGCCGCTGAAATAGTCGGACCAGTAGGCAAGGGCGATTTCGGTGGTTTCCTTCGCCTTCAGCGCGCTCCCGTGGCGGTGCCAGTAGCGCACTAGCACCTGATCCAGCGGGACCGCCTGCGGCGCCTGCTTGCCTAGTTTCGCGTTCCGGATGACCCACTCGGCAAGAGCGACCTTGGCCGCCTGAAAGTCGCTTGCGCTAAGGCTTGCGCGCTTTGTCTGTCGAGTGGCGGCGTCGTACCACGTGCGGCACCACTGTTCGGAGCCTGGACGCTTTGAGAGCCAGTAGTCGCCGAATTGTCCGAGCCGTTCCTGCATTGCCGTAGGTACTCTGAAAGAATCTCGTCTGTGTAACGGATGATGCGCTGACCCATACGGATCGGGCTGATTCGACCGGCCAACCGCTCACGGGTCAGCGATGCCTTGCTGATCCCCAGCTTGCGGGCGGCCTCCGTCTCGGTGAACGGGCGCTGCAAAACTTCAGCGGCTCCCATATCGCACCCCCAGCCACTCCGCCATCTGCCCCCGCGATCCGGTCATGGCTTGCTCCGCTTTGTAATCCGTGTCGGCTTGTCTCGCGGGCCGTATCCGACCCACACGCCGCGCTCTGGCGTGATCCCGGTCATAGAGTTGCCCCAAGCTCCTGCGCTCCAATACTTGCTCACCTCCGTATAGCCGGGGTCGTACAGCCCCAGCTCCACACACAGGCGGCGCGCATCGCTCATGCTGTACGCAGCGACGTAGACATGCCCAACGTGGCCGTCTCGTTTCCATTCGTTGTCCGGCAAAACGCCATAACAGCGGCCGTTCCACAGCTTCAGTTCCTTAGCCATTACTTCACCCCTCCCTCGTCGTGGCTGGTCCCGTTCGCGGCGAGGAAGGCGGCGGCTTCGTTGCACTTGTCGGCCATGTTGCGGTAGTCGTATGGGTTGGCGGCGAACCATGCGAGCAAGCTGAAAGCCGCCTCCCTGGCGCGCTCGGCGGCCTCGGCTCGGGCCAGCAATCCGTCAATGTCGGCCATGCACTGCTCGCCGAATGCATCGGCGGTTTCCCGCCTGTAGCGAACGTTAGATAGCGTTTCCTCCAGTTCGGCCACCTGTAGCAGCAGCGCGGGGAGGGCGTTGACGGCGGCAATCATTAGGCGAGCGTCGGGGATTGCCCATGCCGTGGCGCGGTCAATCGACACCGTTCGCGGGCCGACCAAAATGGCGTGCTCTTGCGGACCAGTTGCAGGCGGCGAGATTTCCGCGCAGTGCCACGGCCCCGGCGTCGCCAATTTCAGCAACTCGGCCAGTCTCGCCACGTCCACGCGCTGGGTGTCAGGTGAAGTCATTTCCATTTCGTGATCCCTCGGCCGTGACGTTGCAGATAGCGCCACGACCAGTTGTGCAGCCTGTAGGCGCGGGCCAGTGTTTCGCGGTTCCTCCACCACTTGTGCCGCCACGCTGACTTGGCGAATCCGAGCGACTTAGCCACGGGACTCTCCCCGCATGGCGGCACGTTCGACTAACGCCTGTGCGTCGCGCATGTTGACGATGCTGATAGTCCCCGCCGCCACGATTCCGACGATTCGCATTGCTTCGGCCGCGTCCTCGGCCTCGTTAGGCGCTGCGGGCTGGGGGGTGCGCGCGGCGAGGGCGTAGGCGCGCATCTGCTCGGCGGTGTAAAGGTCTGCCACATGGGAGTATCGCGGGTTCAACTTGCCGAACGTCAGGGCGTCATTTATGCCGTCATGCGCGACGATTGTTTTCCGCCCTGTCTCGTCGTGCTGAAACTCATAAGCAGACGCCTCCGGCAACTCCGGCAAACCCTCCCCCGCTTCGGGCAGCGGCGCGGATGGGGTGGCACGTTCGCGCAGCACGTCACGCGCAGTGCCAAGCGCGGCGACCGTCTGCTCGTCGAAGTCCAACCCCGCTGCCTCGTCGATCAGGCTTTGCATTTCGCTGGCGCAGCGTTCGTATACCTTAGCGTTAGACACTGCTCGGCTCCTTCGTCAGGGCGGCGGTGAGCCAGCCGCGAATCAGTCCACGCAGCCGGTCATTGCCGAAAATGAAAAAGCAATCGAACTGGCGCATTTCAGCGAACGCCCGCTCCACCATCGCCTCATCCGCCCCAGCGGGGGCGGCCTGCTGCTGGGCGAGGAGGAAGCGAATCCGCTCCATGGCGGCAATGGTCTGCGGATCCTCGCCTAACTGTCCGCGCATGTAGGCTTCGTTTAGCTCACCTAGAACGTCGTTCCAAACCTCACCAGCGGGGGCGGCCTGCTGCTGGGCGAGGCTGCGCGCCAGCTTGGCAAGGTCGTTCGCCCAGCCACGCATCACGCTCATATCCTCGCCATCGGCCGATGCGTCACGGGCCTCCGCGCGCATTTCCGCGATGATCTTTTCCAGCCGTGCGTTGGGGGCCAATACTGCGGGGGGCGTTGAAAGGGTCATGGCTGCTGTTCCTTGATGCATTTGTACATGGCGCGAAGGGTGGAAAGCGGCGCGGTCTTTGTCGCGGTCTCTACCTCGAGGCGCAGTCGGGAAACTTCAATGGCATCACGATCACGCTGGGTTGGCTGCCGGAGATAGACGGGGTTCCACGAGTCAGCCCCAATCGCGCGGCCGGAGTGGCGGCGATATTTCGACTTTCCGACGATGATCTGCGTGGACGTAACGCGATCAACCGCCGCGATGGTTGCGGCCCATCGGTTATCAATCAGAACCTCGTCACCAACCTTCAACGCGGCCAGCCACTCACTGTCGTCTCTCACGTCTCTCTCCTGTAGTCAGAGCAGCCGGTGCGCTCTGCTAGTCACGGCTGCCCTGTGGTGCGTCAGGCCGCTTGCTTCCTTCTGCCTTTCACGATTGGGCTGTTTTCGCCCGTTCGCCTCTTGCAGTAGGCAAGGAATCCAGGCGCGTTCAAGTTCTCTTTTTGCGTTCCCCACGCCAGATTGCTTGGCGCGTTGTTGCGCGAGTCCTCGTCCATGTGCATGCAAACCGAGTCATAGGACGGCGGCGGGCCTTTGAAGGCTTCGCAGATGAGGCGGGCGACTTTGTATGTGCGCCCGCCACATCTCCAAATGAACCTCGACCCATCCCAGCAACCGACCGTGGGGACTCCCCCGTATTGCTTGCGACCAGCACCAGCCACGAACGGCTTCACCATCACCCGACCGAGAGACGAGGCAATTGCCCCGTCAACAGATGGGATTGCTCGCCAAATTTCTCGCTCAGTCATGGCGCGGCCTAAAACGGGATCTCAGAATCGTCAAACGCACCGGCCGCTGCTGCCTCTTGCTTGGGTGCGGATCGTTCCTGGCGCTGACCTTCCGGCTTCCAGTTGTCCGCGGCCGCATACCACTTGCCACCCTGCGACACCTTCACGTCAGCGTTAATCCACTCGCTGGACTTGGTTTGCAGCCACGCAATCAACTCCTCGCGTCGGATAGACAGCTTGGCCTTGACGTAATCCGGTGCGTTTTCGTTCGGTGCCTTGACGATCAGGCCATTAATAAACTCGGCTTCACTTTTCATGCTGCGATCCTCATTTGGAGTTCTGCGACTTTGGTTTGCACCAGTTCAAGGAACATGGCGCGGCGTTCTGCGAGCTGGTTCAGTTCTTCGGTGACCTCTCCGCGATACGTGCGGAAGATCGCCAGTTGGTTCCATTCGGGGTAGTCGGCGCAGTAGCTAACGAAATCGACCCAATCGCGCCCCGTGCAGTCCAGGTGCCCAATGCGCTGCCACTTGTAGGCAGGGTCTGCGGCCCCCCGGCGGATGTTGGCCTCATGCACGCTGGCGATAACCGACTTAATCTCGATCACACCGTCACGGCTAATGAGTCCGTCCGGGGAGTCGCCATGCGTGCCGTGGCAGAAGAATCCGCCGTTTGTCACGTCTACGAAGTTCTGTTCTTCGTAGAGCATCCTGGCAATCGGTTCCTGTGCGTGCCCGCGCTCCATGTGTTCGTTCTTGAAGCTGTATTCCGCCTTGCGCCCGGTGACGATCTCCAGTGCAATCTTTAGCGCGTACTCTTTCGCTGGCTCGCCGAACGCCTTGCCATAGTTCGCCATGAACGTGCCGAACTTTGACGCGGTAGCCTTGCCCAACCGCAGCGCATCCCATTCCGGCGTGTTCTGTTCTACGTCGTGAAAGATCACGCGGCCTCCTGCTGTGCGGGCGTGCATTCCGTTACGAGCTGCTTCTGATGCGCCTCGCTAATGTCCACGCGGGACAGCACGGCATCGAGGTTCCCGTCGCGCAGGTATGCGGCCTTGGCGTTAGCCCAAGCGGTGGCCTGCTCTGGCGTGAGCTGCTTCTTGCCGGGAGCCTTCGGGCTGATACGCAAGCCCTCCATGACCTCGTTGCCGAACTTGACGTTCTTGTCCACGTAGACCGTGACGCGCACGTCGGTCCAGTCCTCGATAAAGGCGGAGCCGGTCAATTCCTTCACCACCTTGGAATTGGTGGCGTTCAGGATCATGGGCTTCAGCGGCTCACCAGGACGAATCTCACTCTCCACGAAATAGGCCGTGTTGAACTGGTCCTTCGTCTTTTTCGTCTTGTCCTTCTCCAGTGCGACACGCTTAATCGTGAGCACGGTCGGCCCAACAATGTCCGCGCTGCTCAGGTATGGCGAGTTGAACGCCTTGCGGAAGTGGGTTTTGTCAGTAGTCATTTGCAGACTCCGTTGTAAGTTCCAGCCCGCCCGCCACTGGGGGGTAGGGGTATTCAGTGGCGGACAGGCCGGAGGGGAGGGTGTTGCCGAAGATCGGCGCCAGGACGCGCGGCGGAATGTCTGCGCGGTAGCCGTCGCGGGTCTGTGCGGACTGCTGCAAGTAGCGCATACGGTTCTCCATGAACATCGCGGCTTCGGCTGCGCGGTCGGCGTGGTGAAGGTTCATGCGCTCATTCCTCGTCGGTCTGATTGATGGGAAACGGGGTCCCGGCGAAGTAGTCGGGCACGTCATCGGCCAGCGACACGCGCGGCGACGGCTCGCGGTCCTCCTCGCAGACGTTCGCGTAGTAGTCGCCTGCGCAGATGCCGTTCTCGGCTTCCCACTCGGCGTCAGCGTCGCGCGGTGTCCCGATGATCGCGGTGAAGTTGGTTTGCAGATGGCGATTGATGGCGTTCATACAAACCACCCAGCCATCGCGGCCAGCACGCCAACCGTCGCGCCAATGCAGATGCCAACGATCAGCACCGGGGCCATGAATCCATCCGCGTCTTTGCGGCCCTGCTGCAATCCGCGAGTGAATCCGACAACCTCGCCCTTGAGGAATCCGTCGTCGTAGCGGCTCCTGGCGACGCGTTCGGCTTGGCGCGCAACGTCTTGCATCTGCACAGAGATGGGAAACAGGGGTTGGACTCGGGCGCTCACAGGGCCTCCAGCGATTCGTTCAACGATGGGTTCAAGGTCGGAAAGGAACTCGGCAGACGTGCGCATCACTTGGAGCCCCCGATGAAGTCGGCCTCATGCACCGTGAAGGTGCCGGGCTCGGCGCAGCAGGTGACCGGGTTCCAGCGCAGGCACGCTCCGGTGTATTGGCCGTATTCGCGCGGCTCACGTTCGACGGCCGGGCGCCTGACTGGATTGCCTTGCCACTCGGGTTCGCAGAACCAGTAGTCGCCGGGACCGGGCAGGTTGTCGTTGCTCATCACAGCGCCCCCAGCAGATGCAGCAGCACCACTTCCGCCAGCAAGATCGCGGACAGGATCGCCACGCGGAACTCGTAGTGGATGGACAGGTAGAGGCCGAGGAGGCCGTTCGGCTGCTGCCAGGAGCTGGTGTCTGCGGTGCCGTCGAGAATCGGAGCCATTTCTGAGTCCCTTTCGCCGCCTTCGCCAGTTATTGGCGGTGTCTGTGGCGTAACCACAAGTTACGCTCATGGACGAAGCAGTGCAACTGCCTGTTACGGCTACAGGCGAGACAAAGCGTTCCATCCTTGGAACGATGGGTACTTACGGGGTTAAGGAGAGATTTACTCGGCTGCGGCCGGGTTCTGGCTCGCCATCTGGCTGGCGACACTAAAGAGAAGCTTCCTCTGCTCAGGCGTGAGCAGGCGGTACAGCTCAATCAACTCTTGCTCATCTTTTACTTCTAGGACCACGGATCCCTCCCCAAGGGCTTCTGAAACCGACATTTGCGCATGAGCCGCATAAACGGCTATTTCGCGCGGTGTTACCGCGCTCTTGCGCTGGAGCTTCTGCGTGACGGCTTGCCCCGTGACACCCGTCTCCCGGCCCACCTGGGCTCGATTGACGTTGTGTCGGTCGAAGGCGTTAGCAATTCGTTCGTAGAAGTCCATCTTGGGGTAGGAGGCTCGCAGGGGTTGCGACTGAAAGCGTAACGTTGAGTTACATAAGTGCAAGCTGCCTACTTGCGCAAAGCGAAACTAGGCGTTACGCTGACCGTAACTAGAGCTTACGGTTAGTTACATGAAGGCCATCGATCGGCTCAGGAAGTCCGGACTCACCACCACCCAGGTGGCGGCCGGCATTGGTTGCACCGAACACATGGTGCGCCTGTACGAGCGCGGAAAGCGCTTCCCGAGCAAAAAGAACTTCGTCTGCATGGTTGAGCTGGCCGAATCGCGCGGCCTGATGTTGGTCGCGCGGGATTTCATCTCGGATGGAGATGTGTGCGAAGCCGACAGCGGTAACAAATCCCTGGGGTAAGCGGTCATTGGCTCGGGTCTTCGGACTCGGGCCTTTTTTGTACGCGTCGGAAGTTCGGAAGTTCGCGGAATTTTCTGGGTTAACGAGGAAAGACCATGAAACAAGGCACTTTGAGAGGTTTTGGCGCTCCGTACCTGTCTGGGGCCATGCCGCCGGAGAACATGCCAGAGGACGTTGTGACGGCCTGCGAGAGTGAGGCTGACGCGATCCGTCGCAGCATCAAGTTCGCCAAGCGGAAGTTCGGCTACCGGCAGATCGACATTGCGAAGTTGTGCGGCTGGGAAAGCGACAACCACCTGAGCGCATACAAGAAGGCCCGCGACGGGTCGATGCCGGAGAAGCATTACGACCGCTTCTGTCAGGTGACGGGCTGCAACTTGCTGGCCCAGTACCAAGCGCGCCGCGACGTGATCGCCGGGATCACCGGCAAGCAGACGCAGAACGACAAGGATCGCGCGCTAGTGGAGCGGATGCTCCAGGTGGCCGCGTGATAAGCCACGACTCCATTCCGTACTGCCCGCCCTGCGACCACGAGACGCAGCGCATCCGCGACGCCATCGAGCGCAAGAAGTCCAAAGAGAACGAACGCGACAGCCGGAGGCAGGCATGAGCGCAGTCCACAACCGCTGGCGGCACATCCCCTCCGGCATCCCGAAAGACCCCGAGTTGCGGAAGTTGAAGTTGGTTCAGATCAGGGCAGACGTAGCGAGACCAGTAACACCGGAAGTAGAGGCAGAGGACCGAATGCGGATCGCGCAGAAGGTCGCTGAGATTCACGGGGTAAGCGGGTTGTTCAGGAAGTGACACAGGGGCAGGACGATGCGGGATTACGGAAAGGTACACACGAGTTTTTGGGGCAGCGGGACGCTGCACGAGCTGGACTCAGATTCACGCCTCCTGGCGCTGTATCTGCTGACTTCCCCCCACACCACGATGATCGGCGCCTTCCGCCTTCCGGACGCCTACGCCTGCGAGGACTTGGGCTGGACTGTGGAACGGTTGCGAAACGGTTTCGAAACCCTTTCCGAAATCGGCTTCTCTAAGTATTGCGAAAAGACCAAATGGGTCTGGATCGTCAAGTTCCTCCAGTTCAACAAGCCGGAGAACCCCAACCAGTGGAAGGCGGCTGCCAAGCTTGTTGCTCAGATTCCTGAAAACGTTTCTTTCAAATCCGCCGCCGCTGAAACGGTTGCGAAACCGTTAAACAACACTCCTGTTCCTGCTCCTGCTCCTGCTCCTGTTTCTGTTCCAAAAGCAGAAACCGAGTCCGCCGACCCGACCCACCAGCCCGTGCTGGACGCCTACCATCGGCTGCTGCCGAAGTGCCAAGGCGTGGCCGTGCTGGGCCCGAAGCGCAAGCGCCTGCTGGCTGCCGCTGTGAAGCAGGCGAAGCAGGTTTGCCGGGAGCAGGGCTGGCCGTATGACGCGGACGAGTTTTGGGGCGCCTACTTCGCCGAGTGCGCCACTGACCCCTGGCTGCGTGGCGACAAGCCCAATCCGAACAACCCCGAGTGGAAGCAGAAGCTTGAAACCCTGATTGACGAGACGCGGTTTAGCGCCGTCATGGACAAGGCCATTGCGGCCATGCGGGGTGCCCAATGAGCCGCCGCAATGTGGAAGCCGAACAGGCCGTGCTGGGCGGCATCATGCTGGCCCCCGATGCCTACTGGCGCGTTAGCGGGCTGCTGACTGCTGACGACTTCAGCCACCCCGGCCACGGCCTGATTTGGCAGGCCATCCGTGAATCGCTGCAACCGTTGCCGGGGAGTTTGGCAACCCCGGTTGACCCGCTGACGCTTGGCGAGTGGTTCAACGTTCGCGGCAAGGCGAGCGTTGTGCAGAACGGCGCCTACCTGATGGAGCTTTACAGCACCACGCCGAGCGCGGCCAATATCGTCGCCTATGCCGAGATTGTGGCGAAGCGCGCCGAGGCCCAGCGCGTGCAGGACGCGGGCCGCCGCATCGCTGCCTGTGACAACTTCGCAGACGCCCAAGACTTGCTCGCCGAGGCAAGGCCGCAGCAGGCGCAGCGGGTCAAGACGGTTAAAGACGGCGTTTCGGGAATCCTCGACGCGATGGCCCTGCGGGCCAGTGGGCCGGTTGGCCTGTCGTGGGGCATCTCCGAGGTTGACCGGGTAATCGGCAAGCTGGTTGGCAGCCGCCTCTATGGCATCGCGGGCCGGGCAAAGATGGGCAAGACGACGGCCTCGCTTGCCCCGCAGCTTGCAGCAGTGCGGGCCGGTAAGCGGGTGCTGAACTTCTCGCTGGAAATGACGGTTGCGGAGCTGACGCAGCGTTTGCTGGCGTCGGTCGGTCAGTTCGACGCCGACTTCTTTGAGCGTGACGACGGCGTGCCGGATGAGGCGTGGCCGATGATCCATGAGGCGGCAAAGCAGATCATAGGCTCCGGCTTGATGATTGACGACGAGCCCGGCCTGACGCTGGACAAAATCTGCGGACGCGCAACACAGATCCACATGGAGGAGCCGCTAGACCTCATCGTGGTTGACCACATGGGACTGATCCATCTGCCGAAGCGCGGCAACCGGAACGACGAGCTGGGCGAAGTCAGCTACACGCTCAAGAACCTAAGCAAGAAGCTGAACGTTCCGATCCTGGCGCTGCTCCAGCTCAATCGCGGCTTGGAGAGCCGCACCGACAAGCGCCCCACGATGCCGGACATTCGTGACTCCGGAAACATCGAGCAGGACTTCGACTGCATCGTCGGCGTGTACCGCGACGAGGTTTACAACCCCAACTCGCCGGACGAGGGGCATGCGGAACTAATCGCCATCGCCAATCGCCATCGCAAGGCGGCCACGGCGTTTGTGCGCGCACACATGGAGACGATGACCTATGGCCCAGCGACACGGGAGCGCCGCTGCTTCCCAGGCGGTACTGGATCGTCTGGAAACGGAGGCCAAGGCGGCGGCTTTGCGGGTTACGGAGCGAAGGGCGGCCAATCGCGCTCGTTTTCCGGAGTTCGCGGCAATGACTGACGCCCTCGGCCCGGACTGCAAGCTGGTGTGGGCGCAGGACGCGCAGGGCGAAATCGGGAAGCGGCCCGCGCTGGAGAGTCACCTTTTCGAAATCAGCGCCGAGACCTTCGACGCGCTGCGGCTGCACGCGAAGTACATGGGGGGCAAGCGCCGTGGCTAAGGCCGCCAAGAAGCCCCGCCACGCTCTGCGCGTCATCCGTGGTGGTTACGCCCCGGCCGATGCCAGCACGGCCGCTGTGCTGCGCGATGGGCACCGCATCGGAGACCTCGTGTTTGCGGAGTTCACCAAGCCCCGCAATCCCGGCTTCCATCGGCTCGCCCACCAGCTTGGCGGGATGCTTGCCGAGAACCTGGACGCCTTTGAGGGCATGGGTTGGCACGCCGTCCTCAAGCGGTTGCAGATCGAGGGCGACATTGCGTGCGAACACATCGCGCTGCGCTTCCCTGGCGTTGGTCCCGTCGAATACCGGCAGGCCCGCAGCCTGTCCTACGAAAGCATGGACGACGCGGAGTTCAAGGCGGTCATCGCGGCCATGTGCCGATACGTCGCAAAGACCTACTGGCCGACCTGCACGCCTGAGCAGGTGCAGCAGATGGCCTCGTGCTGGGTGGAGGCCGTCTGATGTGGAGCAAGAACAAAAAGGCGATGACCAAGGGCGAGCGCGCCCACGTCGATAAGGTCAAGTCCGGGCCGTGTGTGATCTGCGGCAACGGCGACTACAGCGAGGCGCACGAAATCGAGCAGGGTCTTTGGTTCTGCTCCGTGGCCCTGTGCGCCGACTGCCACCGTGGCCCGATGGGCATTCACGGAGACAAAACAATGTGGCGCATCCACAAGATGAACGAGATGGATGCGCTGAACGAAACGCTACGTCGAATCTATGAAGGGGTGAAGTAATGACTACAGCAGAACAGATGAGGGAATACCTGCGGACGGTCGGTGCGACCTGTAAGGATTCCATCGCTACGACTAAGCAGATTCGCGCGGCGCTGGGGCTGGACCGCAGCACGATGGGTTCGTGCATTAGCGACCTGAAGCGCGCTGGCTACGTGATTGGCGTTGGCAAGCCTGGATCAATGGGCTACTACCTCACGGGCAAGGTTCCCCCGGTGCCGATGACGGAGGAGGAGCTAAAGCAGCGGGAGAGGGACCGGAACATTGAGCGCCGCCGGATCAACGGGAGCGTATCGCGTGCCGAGTATTACGCGGCCTGTGCAGCGAAGCGGGAGGCGAATGCTGCCGCGCGTAAGGCGCAACGTAAGGCGACGCGCGATGCCAAGCGGACTGAGGGAGAGCAACTCCGCGCAGAACTGAAAGCCGCAGCCGCCAAGGTCCGGGCCGCCAAGAAGGTCGCCAAGACGGTGGCGAAGGTCCGCGCGGTGGCTGAGTCGAACTATCGGTTTACGTCCACGGCGCCGGTCAAGCAGCAGATCGCCCCGCCGCAGTCGGTGGAGGAATGGCTGGCACAGGGCGGCACGGTGGA